GTATTTATTACGGACGGTCTGGAAAGCCATATTAGCTTCCTGTTCCTTCCTTAACTTCGTGTCTCTCTCTTCAACGATTGTCCTGAACTTCTGCTCCGCTTTACGGTCGTCTATCTTACGCAGTTCCATTTCCGCCCAAGCTTTCGCACGGGCATCATCGGATTCGTTCTTGTACTGAATAAGCTGTTCTTCCGTATACTGAGGTTGTGCTTGCGGTTGCTGGGGTATGGCTCTCTGAACGGCCTCTTGCACTACTGATGGTAGATTCGCATTGACCTCGTCGTACTTCCGCTTCATTTCCATGTAGCGGTTTTTATACGGGACGCCCATCTCATCTACTTCACCCTGGGGTTTAACGACTTCGGGAGTCGCTTCAGGCTGTTCAGGAGTTTCTTCTTCAGCAGGGGTGGTCTGCTCCGTAGTCTCCTCTACGGGTTCTTGTACACCCTCTTCCGTGGTGGATGGCTCCACGTTTACATCCTGATTCTCTTCCATAACTCTCCCTTTTTACGCCTTGGAAGGCGGTTAATATCCGTAGACGTTATACTCGCCCACAATTCCTTCTTCTTTCACTTGCTTGAAATCAAATACCTTCTTGCCTGCCTTACGGAGTTTCTTCTCTTCATCGGGCTTAAAGAAGAACTGCCCTTTCCTTAATTCAATAGTACCCTTGTAAAGACCTGACGCCACGGCATAGGCTTTCTTATAGGCTTCCTCTGCCACCTCATCTTTAAACTTACCTGACACAGCTTGTTTGTAAGGCTCGTTCTGATTCTTAACGGCGTAGTAACCCTTTTGCCCGACCTCTTCAATAGAGACCCCGAACTCATTAGCACGATTCGCTGATACTCTATTCAGGACTGTGGAACCGACCATCTCCATAACGTCCTGCTTCTGATCAGCAGCTTCTCCGTAGATGATGTTTGCCAATAACGTGATGTCGTCCATATTAAACCTTTTTCCTGCCCTTGCCCGTGTTACGTCCGCTACGACCTAAATTCCCCTTTGCCGCCTTTACTTTTCTGGACCTTGCCATTCAACCCTCCTGGTAGTCTTTCTGAATAACCTTATCAGGGTTATCCTCTTTGTATTTCTGGTCTAGTGCTACTTTCATATCGTTCTTGTAGTCATCAACGAGATTCAGAACTTTCATTACTGCTAGTTTTGTAACACGGTATTCAAACCACGCCTTGTCTTCTGAGACGTTCTGCCAAGTGTCATCAAGACGCCAGCGTTGTTCGTTAAAATCATCGACTACAGCCAACCACCCAGGATTACTCTCCAGAGAATCAACAACCATCTGACACTTATTGATTAAATCCTGAAGACTACTGACTTGGGGGGAGGTTCTCCTCCGAGGAGATGTCTTCGGTTGTTGCAATGGCTTCTGAGATTTGCTTGACGATACCTGCTTTTTGCTCTTCGGCATCCAGGTTCTCCTTTGCTTGTTCGTCAGCCTTTAACATTTGCATACCTTGGACATCTGGTTCTATGTTCATCTTCTTCTTAACGCCAGCTTGTTCAGCGGGAGTCAGGTGTTCGGGCTTGAACTTAATATCAGGAGGAGGCGGAGGAGGCGGCTGTAGTTTCCTAGGGTCGGTGATATACTCTTCCCATCCCGCTTCGTCGAGTGTCTGGTAGAACTTCTTGAATACATTGTACAAATTATGAGGCTGGACGATTCCGCTCTGAAGGGCGATAGGATTGAGAGAGTTCTCCATAATCAAGCCAGCCTTTTGACGGCGGGATTCAGGGTTGAAGTTCTGGTCATTACCCCGAATCTTGATTTTGTACTTACCCTGTACTTCTTCACGGGTGAGTCTGATTTTCTCCCAACCGTCCTGACCGAAATACATGAACTCTTCCTGGTCGTTACCCATCTGACACCACAAGTCCCAAACCATAGAAAAGAGCTCTGAGAAGGCTTCGGTGTATGTATCGGCATCCAGACTAAAGACTAGTTGTGCCGACTGACCCTGCTGACCCACCTCAAAGGCGGTTCTGGGCTGTCTACGGTTGACCATAGACTGAAGACCAAAGTCTATCTGACCTATCAGTTCCTCAATCTTCATCTCTAGTATCATCTGCTCGTCTTTATAAGAGAACTCTGCGTTCAGGTTCGTATTGTTCATAAAGACTATATCATCAGGCGACTGTCTAGGTATGGCCTGAGACGGAACGAACTTGATAAGATTGGGATTGACTATCCCCGCCCTGTAAGTAACCATCGGGGCGTTTCGAAGAGTCTGAGAGTCTATCTTCTGGTTATGCTGAGTGTCGACTTCTTTAACTAAGTCTTCAATCATTTCTGGCAGACCACGGTGGGAGAACCACCTGTCATCACAGAGTTCATTGACTAACTTAACAAAGGGGAACTTCCCGTTATTGAAGGGAAGGGTTATCTTTCTCAAAGTAACCCCGAAGTCAGGTGCGAAGGTAAAGAGACACTTCTCCTCTTCTCCGTCATCATTTAAGTCATACCAAGCATACGTCTCCCAGATACGAACCAACCTTGAGGGGTTGTTTAGTCTGTCAATACCTTCTCTCGTATCCTTAGCTATTTCAGAAAGAACGAGTTGATCCGCTAATAAGTCTTTCCATGCCCATATAGAGTCTACGGCATCCTGAGACCACTGTTTTGCGTCTACATTCTTTACAACCGTATCATAGGGTAGGAAGAACTCATGCGTAAGCATACGAGAGTCTTGAGGGTTCCATCCGCTGTCCGAAGGGACGTAAACGTATTCAGGGCTCGCTAAGGCAACGTCAGGGTAGTTACAGAGGACGTCTTTTAGTTCTGCTTTTATTTTATCTTTACCCTGAAGAATCTCACCTAAGACACGGTCTAATTCTTTATCATTCTCCGTGGCAACGAGGTCGTTCATGTCCACTTCTAAACGGTTGATAAGTTCTTTCTTAATCATCTCAGGGGTTGTCTGAGGACCGTAAAGTTGACGGACTTCCTGCATGGATAAGTCTTTAAAGGAGTATTCTTCTATGCGGGTCGTTATCTCTTGTTTCCAATAAGGCTTTAATAGATAAAAGCCCTTTTCGATAGACTGGTCTATGGCGATAATACCCTTAGACTTGAAACTCATCTTATCCATGATGAGGTGGTCGAGCCACTTCTCAATCTTCATAGCTGTTTCAAGACTCCCCGAAGGTCCAGGGATAGCCTGGACGACAGGGCGAACACCGAAGATGATTTTAACCAACTGGCTTTTTATCTTACGGAGTTTTGTCTCTATGGTAGGTAGGCGGAGATTAGCACAGCCAGGGAAAGGGAAAGTCTTTGCAGGCTTAATCCGCATCCTCATATTGTGCCACTTTTCCTGCTTACCAGCCCACACATCTGTCTGGTCCATCGCCTCGTAGACCATGTCTGAAAAATGATCGAACAAGTCGTTAATGACGGGAGGCTGTTTAATCGGTTTGTCCCCAGCCTTATCTTGTCTGCTCTTTATCTTTGCCATGCTACCATCCTCTGCGTATGTTTTCACAAACCCTTAAAACGTCCTCTTCCGTGACGTTCATATGGAGCGGGAGGCAAATGTAATTCTCCTCCAGCATATTCATTACAGGAAGGTCCTGCCTCTTCCCTCCGAAAATCTTGTATATATCATTCCTCATATGGACGATGTTCGTGTCCACTTCCTTCTCGTAAAGCATCTTGGCGAAATCGTCCCGCCTCTCCACTAAAGCGGTGCAGAGCCAGTAAGTATTGAGTTCTCCGTCTATCAGTTTGATACCTGGCACGGAGGAAAGCTCTCGTTTGTATAGATTGAATAACTGCCTCCTGTACCTTATAACTTCACAGTAGTGTAGAAGACCCGCTAAACCCATACCAGCGGCAATATCATTCATATGCCACTTGTAACCTAAGACCTCAATGTCGAAGACCATCTTACGGTCTTTGTAACATTGCCAGTTATTCTCTTCTTTCTTTTCCCTGTCTATACCAAACCATCTTTTTAACTTAGCTGCTTTATAAGTCTTGTCATCAGGACAGGTCAACATCCCACCGTCACCCGTGGTGATATGTTTAATGGCTTGAAAAGAGTTACAGGTGAAGTCTCCCTTAAAAATACCTAAAGCCTGACAGGCGTCACTTATTACTGGTACTCTTAGTTTCCCGACATCCGCACCTATCCCCCCGACATGGACCTGAACAACTGCCTTCGTCTTGTGGGTCATCTTCCTCTTGACGTCCTTCGGGTCTATGTTCATCGTTGTCGCAAGGATGTCTGCAAACACGAGTTTGACGCCACGGCGTAATAAAGGAATATTCGTAGCTGTGCATGTGAAGGGAGTTGTTATGACCTCATCACCAGGTCCGAGGTCTAAAAGGTCGTAGGCTAACTCTAACGAAGCCGTACCTGAATTTAATGAAACAGGATACCTGACACCAAACATCTTTGAGAACTTATCTTCGAATTGATTGACCTTGTTCGACTGGCCTATCCACCTGCCCTGCAACGTCTCATTTACTTCTGTCAACGCTTCATTAGGAACATAGGGCTCGAACAAGTTCAGCATCGTTTCCTCGCAGTCGTTAGGGATGGGAAGGTGTGGATGATATCAAACTCGTACTTCTTATTAAGATCATCATCTTCAAAAACTGTCTTAATGGGAGTCTTCTTGAATTTAGTCATCCAGGAAACCTTGTCCCTCTGAGAGGAGCCACCCTCTAAGAGAACGACGGAATCTTTGGTTAATTTTTTGTACCAGTCTGTCAAAATACGTCTGTAGACATCACCATCGTTAGATAAGTCTACACTTAAGAGGTCTACGGAGTTGTTACAGTAATCTCGGTAAACATCGAAGGCGTTCTTCTGGATTAAAGCTACAGGTAATCCAACGAGGTTCCTTCTTGCTGTTACTTTAGATACATGGTGGAAGGCGTAACTATCCCACAAGTCATAACAGTAAAGGTTCCCCCTGTGATTACTTTTTAAAGCGGCGGCGATGTAATAAGCGGAGTTGCCTGCGTAAGTACCTAATTCAACACAAACAAGAGGTTTGAGGATTTTAGTAACCCCGTAAAAATAAAGTGGGAAGATTGAACCATAGGAACGGGTCTCAATATCCTTCATGGCAACCATTAGTAAGTTTCTCCGTAACCCGAATCGCCACGAACTGTGTTTTTAACTTCTCTTACAGTCTTCTCACCCGTGTCATAAAAGACAGGGGTTAAGATTTGTTCAGCTGAAGCCATAGCATCGACTAAATCGTCCCAACGAGAAGAACCGACTGTCAGTAGTTCCTCCCTAGCTTCAAAGTGGTCTGCGTGGATAAAATACTTGCCTTGTTCAAAGAGCGGTTGGAGGGCTGCGGTTATGCGGGCTTTCTTGTTTCTAACTGAAATAGATGTAGCAGCGTTTGTATAGACGTTCTTAATCTCCATTATCGGAGGGTATTGATTTCTGGACTGGCACTTCTTTTGAAAGGAATCAAAGAAACCCTTCTCTACACCACTGTTGGGTACACCGAAAGCTGTTACTGTGTTACGATTAGCCATCCAAAGGTTAATAGCGGCGTCCTGATACTCACCTAAAGGTGCGTGGGTGCGTACATAAGATATTAGATATCTATTAAATGACGGGTCTATGGCTATGTGAGCAGCGACCTTCCAGTCGGCCTTCTCGTCATCACTGTACGCAGGGTCTAAAACGATGACTGAAGAGTACTGACGGGGTAGTTCAGGCCAGTAGCGTATCTGATGCTCTTTAATGGGAGCGGTTTCATCAGAGATGGGGTCGTTCATATACTCTGATGCGAAGGCCCAAGTACCTATTTCTCTCTTACGTTCCTGTAAACGCTTGTGCGACCACAGTGAAGGCCAGAGTTCATTCCCTGCTTCCTGTCTCCCATCGAAGTAGGCTTGGTATTTACGCTTCTCCCAGCCATTATCCATAGCCAAGAGGTCGGCTAGGACTGAAAGAGGATGAATAATAGTCCCTATGATGATGAACTGACCATCAGGCATCAACGTATTAAGGCAGTCTTTGAATATCCAGTCTTTTAGTTTCTTGCGCTGATCCTCAGATTCAACAGATTCGTTGGTTTCTAAGTCGTCACAAATTAAGACATCAGGTCTGAAGCCCCTTATCTGCCCCTGAGCACCCCTAGCTCTAATGTTAACACGGGAGTCATTGGCTAGAATGATGTGATTCTCAGTCCATTTACCTGAACGGAGGTCTCCGAAGCAGGCTAACAGGTCTTGGTTGGTCTCTAGCTCACGTTTAATCTTTCTAAGCCACTCAATGGCGAGCCCCTCAGAGGCACTTATTATGGTAATATCCTTCTTTTTCTGAAATAAGGCCAACCACAGTGGGTAAAAGACAGAACAGATGGTCGATTTACCGTGACCACGGGGTGAGGCGATGACAAGGCGGTTCTTATTTGGTAATAAAGTGTATATTTCTAAATGAAAGTCAGGTATAGAAGAAGTAAGGAAGTCTTTAAGGAAGACTTCTGAGAACTCAACTAAGTCCGTAGAGACTCTCTTATAAAGAGTGAGGGTTTCTTCAGGCGTTAAGGGCTTGGGTTTGGTCATTTAAAGACATACCCTCCAGGATTCGGCGTCCAGGTGAAGCGTTGGATAAGCCTATCCTTAAAGAACTCGTCCACAGCCTTTGATTCCCCACCCCAGGGTCGGATGCCGTACTCGTCAAAGACCATAACACCGCCTTTTACTAATAAGGGCCATAAAAGCTCTAAACCTGTTTTAGTGGGTTTGTAGAGGTCACAGTCAAAATGAATAAAATTAAGCCTTAAACCTGGATTCTCTTTAACAAAGGTGGGTAGGGTGGTACAGATGTCCCCTTTTATCAATTTAACCCTAGGTTTGTACGGAATGAACCTATCTTTATCGAATATGTCTATAGCTGACCTTAATAAGTCTTCGTTTCCCTTGTACTTGCCTATGTCTTCTTCAACAAAACCTTCAAAGGTGTCAAAGCCGAAGACTTGCTTCTGTCTATCCCCCATATTAAGGATTTCAAGGAAGTTAGCCAGAGCCATCAAAGAGCCCCCGTTGTAGACTCCAAGCTCAATTATGTCCCCAGGTAGGTTTTGGACTGTTCTGTATATCTCATACAGTGCTAGGAACCGCTTTAAATGGATTCTACGGGTGTATACAGAGAAGTTCTCTGTAATATCGACCCCAGACAAGGCAAAGTCATCAAAGTGCCTTAAAAGGGCTGTTTCTATCGAATTGTCTTCTGAGAAATTATCTCGTAAAGGCATATAATCCCACTAATGACGGTTAGTATAAAAATCGCCCCTAAGAAGAGCAGGGTAGGTACTAAAACTAAAAAAACGCCCCAAGAATAACCCAATCCCCACAAGCCTAATCCAGTAAATAAAAGACCAAGATGTATAGTAAGTAAATCTTCTTCGTATGATCTTCCAGGTCTATGCTCAGTAGCCATGTTTGAAAAATTGCTAGAATTTAGCGAGTGAGTTTATACCACTCTGAAGGGGCCTTGGGGGGTGTACGAACTTCCTCCTGGGAAGGAGGCTCCGAGCAGAACATTAGTTCCTATAATAAATGTTATGTTAATCTGTCTGTGTGTGTAACCTTATTAGACGCAAGAGTTTGTGGTGTCAGTCCATGAAAGAAGGCTTGTTGTACTGTGTTAGTGTCCTTAAACATACCTTTGATCTTGGCTAATAGCTCTAAAGTACCCCTCTTGTCCCTTGGTGTGGTACATTCTGCTATCAGGTCAACAATCATACGCTCTATATCCTCAGGACTGAGCTTATTCC